GTATCAGCAGTTGAAGAACCAGGAACACCTTTTACAGCTTCAACCATAGACATTTCTAGGTAATCTTCAAATCTTAATCTAGTTTCACTAGCAGACTTCATATACCAAGAAAATCCTGATTGTCCAGACTCATCAATAGTTTCAACCCAACCAATTTGTGCTGTGTCAGAACCAGAGATTTTGAAGTGATCTTTGATAATCATTGGCTTGTTATCGAATTTAGTAAAAGCTGGCTTAAGCTCTCCTACCATAGAAGCAGAACCTTTAGCAAACTCAGAACCAAATATAAAAACATTAACGCCGTCACCATTACCTAAATCAGCTGATAACGTAGCGGTTTTGTAAGGTAATACATTAAACGTGTTAGCACTTGAATCTGTTGCAGAAACTCTACATACATTTGTTTTAAGTCCTGTAGCAGCATCTGTTACGATTACTGTAGCACCTACTCTTACAGAGTTAGTGTAATCAGAACCTAAAGTAATTAAACCAGAAGAAACAGTTGTAATAACACAAGTTTCGTTTCCACCAGCTTTGTGCTTATAAGCAATATGTAATCTGTTTTGCTCAGACCATACTACTTGATCGGATGACATAGGCATCTCTGCCCCTACCATTGCCAAAAATCCGTTAATTGTACGATTTCCGTATCTTTCGATTTCTTGTTCGTACAACTCAGGTAGGTATTGTTGCGCCCAACCTTGGT